GTTTGATATTAATAAGTTTGAATATNTANACTCCANNNGCTCGTANNGANTTACTACNGCNNTATTGGGATTAACTGATGCGCCCGTATACGCAACAGAAAAGGTATTGTCAGGCAAATCTCGTGATGAACTTCTCGCCGATGCCGATGGTCAGTCTGTACTTGGTATGGTTGGTTGTCTGCGTGAAGGTGTTGTATACAAAGCTAACACCGACAAGAGAATTTCTTTCAAATGTGTTTCTAATCTTTATCTGGAAAAGCAATGAAGATTCCCATTCTTCTCAAACCGCATGTCACTGTAAGAGATTATAGTAACTTGAATTATTCTCAAATGTTGCAACTAGTAAAGTCATATAAGATGAAAAAGTATGGCTTTCTAGTTGTAGCATATGATGTTGTTGAAAGAGAAGATAAGAAATATGATGTTCGTATGGAATATATGGTTAAGGATTAATTATGAGTACTAATTACGCAGCATGTATGGTCGTAGGAGCTCCATACGATGAACTGAATTTGTCTATGGATGAAATTGAAGAATTTGGTCTGGAAGTATTTCGACCTTATTATGATGCCGCTGACAAGGACTCTCTTGTCGGTTTGGCCGTGCAATGTTCTCCTGTTTATGGTTATGTCGCTGCTCCAGAAAAGTACAAGTTTGATGAATCAATTAGTATCGCGTTCGCAAAGTTTATCGCTCTAACGGGTAACGTTGGTAAATTTTATCTAACAGTNCATAGCGACTAATGAAAGCNCTTAAGATTATAGATTGCCGCGATTGTCTGATGTGGTATAGAAATCACGTTGGACATATCGTGCCATATCTGAGAGAATATCCGGACGAATATATGTCACGTGAACCAGCGGGATATACTAATATCGTAAAGACGCGTGACGCAATTGTCGTTGAAATAGAAGAAAATTTTACAGGTTATTACAAATGAAAATCGCAGTGTGCAGTGACCTCCATCTTGAGTTTGGAGCGATCGAACTCAAAAATACAGAAAATGCTGACGTTCTAGTTTTGTCGGGTGACATTGTTGTCGCCAACGACTTTGATCGTGAGATTCCCGACTTCAATCCATATGCATCTGGCGCTGTAGCAAAGATGTCGAGTCGCACACTGAATGCTATTCGATACATGGACTTTCTCAAACAAGTCAGCGCGGAATTTCCATATGTAATTGCTGTCGCGGGCAACCATGAATTTTATGATGGCAAATGGGTCAAGTCATTGTCTATTCTGCGTGAATTGTACGCTCGACATGATAACATTCGTTTTCTCGAAGATGAAACATTTAAGCTGGACGACGTAACTTTCATCGGATGTACTCTTTGGACTGATATGAATAAGATCGATCCATTGACATTGCATGCTGTCGCGGATATGATGAATGACTTTCGTATCATTAGAAATGATGAAAAGGGTTACACTAAATTGCGTGCGGCGCACACCGTGTCTCGTCACCGTAAGAGTTTAGATTACATCAAACGAGTTGTCGCTGAGAAGCATGATGAAAAATTCGTTGTCGTTGGACACCACGCACCAAGTGTATTGAGTATTAGTGAAGAATACAAACGCGACTATATAATGAATGGAGCATACTATTCCGATCTAAGCGAGTTTATTCTTGATCGTCCTCAAATCAAATTGTGGACGCATGGACATGTCCATCATCATTGTGACTATATGATGGGTGACACTCGAGTATTTTGCAATCCTCGTGGATACAAAGGTGAAAGATCTGCAGCCGAGTTCGAGTTGCGATACGTTGTACTTTAATTCGTGTATTTGATATAATGAATTATGAATATCTTTTATCTATCTGACAGCCCGTCATTGTGTGCTCAAATGCACAATGACAAACATGTCGTAAAAATGATTGTAGAATACGCCCAATTGCTTTCTTCTGCACATCGAATTGTCGATGGAGTTGAATCAATTGGGCTATCCAAATCAGGGCGAAAGCAAAAGCTATACGTTCTTCCCGATGATCGTGAACAAGTCTTGTATAAGGCGACTCACGCAAATCATCCGTCAGCGAAATGGGCTCGTCATTGCGAGTCAAATTATTCTTGGCTATTTGAAATGTGGTCATACTTACTTGACGAATACACTTTTCGATATAAGAAACATCATGCGTGCGAGCGCCTTTTGCCGCAACTCGCTTTACCGCCAAATGGTATTTCGACGGAATATAAGTTTTCTGCACCATGGCGCGCTATGCCCGATCAATATAAGGCGCTTAGGTCTGAGCCCGACTATACAGTCAAATCATACCGTGATTATTATCTTGGCGAAAAAGTGAAAATGTCTCGATGGACTAACCGTGTTATGCCCGATTGGTTTTTTGATGGCTTAAATAATAAATATGATGCTTGTTATATTGAATATAAGCCAAAGCAAAATCGCATTATTTCAATGCCAATGAGTCAATATGAAACTAGAGTTAGTTAGATATCGCGATGTTGAGAATGATGACTATCTGTACTTTTGGACAGAAGTACTCGATGGTATTAACGTGCATGCTAGTCCAATGTTCGATAGTGTTGAAGACGCAAATGAGTGGTTAAACGAAATTACAAAGGTTGTCATAGATGTATGTAAAAATAGGTAAGTATCCGGAATGGATTGGACCGTATCAAATCGCAGAAAAACTTTTGTTCTGGCTCGATAAACATGAAGATAGACGCGTTCACAAATTTGGTGAATTCCTTGCGCATGGATTTGCAAAGGAAGATGGAAATGCTAGTCGTGCTTTTTCTCGCGATGAGCGTCCAAAGACTATACTGTACAAAGTATGTGAATGGATCTCTTCAAAGAACAAACAAAAGATTGTCATTAAACTTGATCCATGGGATTCATGGAATGTAGACTCAACGTTGTCTCCAATTATTCTCCCATTGCTTAAACAACTTAAAGCAACTAAACATGGTTCTGGGTTTGTCGCTCAAGAAGATCTTCCTCCGCATCTTCAGTTCACCGAGACCGAAGATTATGATAGTCAAAAATGCTTTGAATTTTATCATGAGACGACAGATGAAAACAAACTTAAAGTCGATATACATGTTCAATATGAATGGGTTCTCGACGAAATAATTTGGGCGTTCGAACAACTTCAGCCAGACTATGATTGGGAAGATCAATATCGTTCAGGTGAGCATGATATGATTTGGGTTCCTTCGGGCAAACTAGACGAAAACGGCGAACCGACTATGTTCACCATGGAAAACGGTCCAAAGAATACTTACGTATGTGACTATGAAGCAATGGCAAAGCACCAAGCGCGTATCAATAACGGACTCCGTCTATTTGGAGTCTATTTCTTGAGCTTGTGGGATTAGTTTGCAATGATCTTCATGGTATTTAAAGAAATTTGGTGTTGCAGTAGCCGCATGTCCACATTTTGAACATGTCATAGTTTTTGGATCCATGTCTGTAAGTCTATTCGGATTGTCTTTGCATCTTTCAAAATGCCAGCGCTTCATATTTGTAAGTTGACCAGTTTTACTACAATGAGGGCATGCCACTTTGGACGAATTGTTTATGTTGAAAATCATATTTGTCGTATCAGACTTCTGTTTTCTCATTTTTTCTAGAGAAGATTCGTCGTGCTTCTTACCATAGAATGGTGGCTTCTTTCCATAAAATGGATGGTTTTTACCTCTTATTTGCGCTAGTCGTTTTTCTTTATGTTCTGCACTTTGAGGTCCTTCTTTTAAAAACTTTCCACAAATGCTTTTATTTAACCAAGACGCGTTTTTCATGACATTTAATTTTCTTAGAACGCGTTCTTCCCAATTTCTGGCTTCTTCTGCTGTGCTAAATATTTTTCTTACTTCATAAGTAAAAGAATTCGCGCCGTATAATTTTATTAATCGTTTCACCTGTTTTGAAGACGAAAAATATGTTGTCCAAAGATCACTTGGATTGCAGTCTTTGCCGTAACGAACACCATAGTATTTCTCTTTTGTTATGGCATTTATGAGGTAGTATGTGTATGGAATTGACATTATTTTCTCCTATATTATATTTATACATATCAGAGCTTCTGGGATTGACGTACGTCATTGTTCATTCTTAATGTGTATGTATACTCATACACCGTTACTCGAGTCATATACGTTAACTAAAAATAACGGTGTACAATAATTAGACTTTATGGTATAATAGTACCATAAACGGAGTATTAGATTGAAAGTTTTTGTAGATATGGATGGTGTTCTCACGGATTTCAACAAAAGATATGTTGAAAAGTTTGGAGAATTCCCAAAAGACGTTGATAGTCGAACAAAGCATTTCTGGAATAACTGGAAAAAGTTTGTCGATGATCGTGACTTTGAAACACTTGAAAAACACGAACATGCAGATGAATTGCTGCATGTTTTGCGCCAACTCAAAGTTCCAATTGAGATTCTCTCGTCTTCGGGTGGTGGGTATTCTCATGATATCGTGACCGAGCAAAAGATCGTATGGCTGAAAGCTCATGGCATCGAGTTTCCTGTTAATATCGTACCCGGCGGCGGCCACAAAGCAAAGTTTGCCGACCCATGGCATATTCTTATCGATGACACTCCTCGCGTGATTGAACGATATCGCGCTGCGGGAGGTACTGCGATTCTTCATACGAATATTGAAGACACAGTCAAACAATTGCTTGACTTGAATTTAGAATATCACGGCGGAGAATAAGATGGGATTCATACTTCGCAGACGCACTAAAGGTGCTAAGTCGTGGACTAATTTTAGTGGGTCTAAATCTCGCGGCTTGGGCATGTCGCAGAGTCAAAAATTAGGCGATAACCTAACATTAAACTTTAGTAAAAGAGGTTTGACAGCGACTTATAATCTCGGCAACGGGATTAGATATGTAAAGACAAGGAAACTTTTCTCTAAGACTAAAGAAAAGACTGCAGTAGTCAAACCCAAAGTGACTAAATCGAAATCATATTCGTCTTCTCATACGCATGTAGATTATGCGCCGACTCTTGTCCAACGTAGAGCATCCGCATTTGCAAATGAAATGCGGATGCTGAATGGCATATTTGGTATAGACGATACTAAGCCACTTCCGCGCACCGCCAAAGAGAAAATTATATCTTTCGCAGATTCTATACTAGACGACGTATTTAATGTTGCAGTCATATCTTCTATTGCATTTGCTTTTATTGTGTACGCGACAATGTCATCTATCGGCTTTTTAAACGCAATATTGTTTGCATATGTAATCCACTTTGCAGCAGTTAGTATTGCANATTGGCGCACCACACAATATGAGGATATTTTGGACACCGCAGTGAAAGTGATTGCGCCTCCAATTATAATTGGAATTCCTGTCGGCGTAGTGCTCACAATCTTAAACTTCTTTTCTATTATTTAATATGAACAATTGCGTAATTTATGACTTCGAGACTCTTGGTCAAGGTCAATATAGTAGTGCTGTAGTATCGTTTGCACTATTGTCGTACGATGAAAAGCGCTTTATTGAAAATGAGTATTCATATGACGAACTTCTCGGCGAATGCAAATATATCAAGTTTGATATTGAAGAACAAGTCGTAAAGTATAGTCGATCAATCTCGAAAGAAACAATAGAATGGTGGATGGCACAAGGCCCTGAAGCAAAGAAACAACTCATGCCTTCGGATGAAGACGTATCAATCGATAAACTTCATCCATGGCTCATGGAAAATATCGATTTTAAGACACTGAAAAAAGACGTTTTACTCGTGGTCAATACATTCGATCCTAATCTTCCTTGACTCTGTTCTAGAAAATTAGTGGCGCAAAAAATCCCAATGCACTGGCGGATCATCCGTGACACTCGATCTATGATTGAGGGTATGTCTTATGGAATGGACATCAAGAATGACTTCATGCCCTCGGCGCTTGAATCAAAGTTCGTGAAACATGACCCGCGCCATGATATTGTCATGGATGTAATGAGAATGCAGTTATTGGCTCGCGCGATCCTTACTGCGTAATAAATAAAGAGAGACTACTTAATAGGAACAACATGCCACTATATGATTATCAATGTATGAAATGCGAAACAGTGTTTGAAGTGACATGCAAAATAGCCGAAAGATCGAATCCACACGAATGTCCAAACTGCAGTTCGGTGCAAACTGAACAACGCACGTTTGTAGCGCCGCGCCAAGGCGACTCAATTGCTCTAGGTTTAAACCAGCATCAGAGGGGATTCAAAGAAGTCTTAAATAAAGTTCATAAGCGAACTGCGGGTAGTGATTTAAACAGAACTACTAATCTTTAATCAACGGAGAATCACATGGCTACTAAACTTCCAAAACGAAAATCTCAGCAACAAAAGAACGCCGCAAACGCTCATCGCAAGAGTAACTTAGCATCTGGCAAGACAAAACCAAAACCACGCAAAAAGTAATGCGTTATCGGGTAGTGATTTAAACAGAACTACTAATCTTTAGTCTAACACGATAGGAAATACATGGCTAGCAATAATAAACGCTCTCCAGTCCAACACAAATTGGAATTAGTCGAAGAAGATGGACATGTCCATCGTCATCAACCTGCAATAAGTAACGCTTTAAAAATTAAGCTAGATCATTTAAAAACATTCGATGCACTAACAAAAAATCAAGAACTTTTCTTTGACATGTACCGCGGCGGTGGATATTTTATGGGACTATTTGGAAGTCCAGGTGTTGGCAAGACATTCCTTGCAATGTATAAAGCAATTGAAGAAGTCCTATCAAAAGACAATAATTTTAAGAATATTGTCGTAGTTCGTAGTATGGTTCAATTGCGAGAAATCGGACACCTTCCTGGTTCACTTGAAGAGAAACAGGAAATCTATGAGTTGCCATACAAAGAAGTATGCACAACATTATTTGGTAGGTCAGATTCATGGGAGCGATTGAAAGAACAAGGTCATGCTCGATTTATTTCGACAACTGCGATTCGTGGTATCTCTATCGATGATTCGATTATCATTGTCGATGAAATTCAAAATATGAATTTCCAAGAAATTAACACGATCATTACTCGTGTTGGTCACCGCTCGAAAGTTATCTTCTGTGGAGACTATAAACAATCCGACTTGATTCGAAGTAACAAAGATCAGAGCGCGTTCCACGACTTCAGAAAGATTGCGACATCAATGCCTGCATTCCAAGAAGTTTACTTCACACCCGAAGATATTGTGCGTAGTAGTTTAGTGAAATCGTGGATTATTGCATGTGAAGAAAATGGATATTAATCACTAGTCAGAGATTGGATTTTTATAAATAGATATAGGAGGAAATTATGTACCACTATGTCTATAAAGTAAAATCCAACTCTGGTAAGTATTATTTTGGTCGTCACTCGACTAAAAACTTAGAAGATGGTTATCTCGGTTCCGGTAAATGGGTTCGATCATTGAAAGATAAATCTGATTTGGTAAAAGAAATCTTAGAGTTCTGCGATAATTTTGATGATTTGCTAAAATTAGAACATAAGTATATCAGTGAAAATATTGGAAAAGATGACTGTATGAACTTCAACTCTAATCCTATAGGATTTGCATCTGGAGATCTTAATCCAGCGAAAAGCATAGAAGAAAGATTAAAAAGATCTGTTAGATGCAAAGAGAATAATCCATCTAGATTACCTGGAGTCGGTGATAAAATTTCTAGTAGTTTAAAAGGCCGACCCTGCGCGCATAAAGGTAAACCAATGTCCGAACAAGGCAAAAAGAATTGCTCAGAGGGCGCGAAAGAACGAAAAATATCAGAAGAAGGACGTAAGAAACTATCAGAAGCTAGAAAACGTCAATTTAAAGATAAGACGTTTTACGATTGGACTGGCGAAACTCATTCAGAAGAAACATTAGATAAAATGAAAAACACTGCATTATCAAGACAAAGATATGAATGCCAACATTGTAAACAAATGATGACAAAACAAAATTTAACACGTTGGCATAATGATAAATGCAAATCTATTGCCTGCGAAGAAAACGGATATTGATATGTTGACAGTCGACCAATTCATAGAAATATTTCCGCGCGCAAAAGATCCAGAAGGATGGATTGATGCGATGACACTTCACTTTCCCGATTATGGGATTGATGATTCGTCAAGGATTGCAATGTTCATTGCGCAATGTGGGCATGAATCTGCGGGTTGGTCGGTGTTCGAAGAGAATTTAAATTATTCGGCAAAGGGATTAGTCAAAATATTTGGAAAGTATTTTGACGAAGCCAAAGCCGCTCAGTATGCTCGTAAACCCGAAGCGATCGCGAACAGAGTGTATGCAAATAGAATGGGTAACGGACCCGAGGAGTCTGGAGACGGTTGGAAGTTTCATGGTCGCGGACCTATTCAATTAACTGGAAAGAATAATTATACTGCTTTTGCGAAAGATTCAGTCGATGATTGGCTCGATATAGTCGATTATCCTGAGCAATTAGCAGAAGATAAAGAACTCGCTTTGCTATCGGCGTTATGGTTTTGGAAAACCAATAATCTAAATAATGAATCAGACAAAGAAGACGTAAAAAAGGCGACAAAGAAAATCAATGGTGGGTATAATGGTCTAGAGGAACGAGAACATTTATTCGATCAAATAATGGATATGTTAGAGGAGACGGAATGATTAACAGTAGATCATTGGATGAATTGCATCCAAAAGTTAGAGTAATGGCAAAGTCATTTATAGTTCAGTGTGAACGTTTCGGTATCGATGTACTCGTTACTTCGACATATCGAGACAATGAATCACAAGATGCTTTGTACGCACAAGGCCGGACTAAGCCAGGCAATAAAGTAACTAACGCTCGAGCAGGACAGTCTTGGCATAATTATCGTTGCGCATTTGACGTTGTTCCTCTGAGAAATGGTAAACCTGTGTGGGGAACAAAAGGCGCCGACTATGATCTATGGGAAGCACTTGGTAACATCGGAAAATCTGTCGGACTTGAATGGGCGGGCGATTGGAAGACATTCCGCGAATTTCCGCACTTTCAATATACAGGTGGATTGACACTTAAAGATTTGCAAGCAGGAAAAACATTTTAAGCGTGAAAAATTTTATACATCATGAATTTCCATCGATAAAGCGAATCGATGGCCCCACTGGTCGAGTTTATCAAACACCAACGGGATTGAAATATCCATCTGTCACTGCTGTCACTGGCCAACTCGGCAAAGATGAATTGTTCGCTTGGAGACGTAGAGTGGGCGAAGAAGAAGCAAATCGAGTTGGCGCTCGTGCTAGTCGACGTGGTACTGTCATTCATTCGTTATGCGAAGATTATTTGTATGGTAAGAATCCAACACCGACGATGTTCGATCAACAAGTGTTTAATTCTATGATTCCGCATTTGGATATGATGGACAATATTCATGCGCTAGAGTCTAAGTTATACTCTGATCATCTTCAAGTTGCAGGCACAGTCGATTGTATTTGCGAATACGATGGTAAAATGTCTGTCGTTGATTTTAAAACATCTACTCGAGTTAAGACAAAAGAAGACATTCCCGGTTACTTTATTCAATGCTCTGCCTACGCTGTTGCATTTGAAGAAAGAACAGGAATTCCTGTATCCCGCCTTGTAATTGTCATGGGCGTTGATAATGAAAAGCCATGCATATTCGTTGAAAAACGCAACAATTGGATCGATAAATTCATTGAATTGCGCGAGCAATACCGTCGCATTAAAGGAAATTAAAACGCATTATAAATAATAGACCTGTAATAATTGAGGTTATAATGCATATCTACACACAAGCTATGTACCAAGCATGGTGCCAAGAGCAGTCAGAAGAAGAAATAACTTATAGATATGCAACTTTCGTAAAATTGTCATCTATAGCAATGGCGACAAAAGAAAGTGAGATGTTAGAATATTTGAAAAAAACGAAGTGGTTCTTGTATCCAAAATCACTTCGTTAGAAATTGTTGTAGATCCTTCAATATGAAGGAGTCCAAGACCCGGCTTCGAAGGCGGCAGCTCCACCAAAAGTATATTGGTAATAGGCTCTCAGGTGCAAACTGACCCTAGCGTAAGCTAAGGATGAAAGAATGTTTCACGCCAATATACTTTTGATGGGGCTGACATGGTGATCGATTGGGCTAAATAGTAGAGACGGCAACACGGTAGGCGATGACCGCAAATCAAGCAAATCAAGTAAACGCAAACGACAACGTTTGGGCTCTTGCAGCGTAAGCTGACTTAGCCTGAGGTTTCGCCAACTATCCTTATAACCAAATTAGTTGGCATTTTAACTTTGGAGATTTAAATGAAAAAACTTATTATTGCAACCGCCCTTATTGGTGCGATTGGTGCGATTGGTGCGGCTCAGGCTGTTGAGCTTGGCGTATCTGCTGTGCGCGATTATCAGGCGGACGCAAATGGCGTACGTGTGACACTCGGAAATTATGATCTAGTTGGATTTAAAACTGCACTAGAAGTAACTAGTGTTCGAAGAAACGGCATTGGATATGAACAGTATGTCGTATCTGCAACTCGTGAAGTGTATACGCTAGGTCCAGTCGCATTTGCTGGAAAAGTTAGCACTGGATATGTCAATCGCACGACCGGATTGGAAAATGGTTATGTGCTCAACCTTGGTGTTGGTGCTACATATAAATTAGCAAAGAACACCGATGCTGTCGTTGGATTTGAGCGCCGTTTTGGCCAAGACCGCGTCAGCGATTTAGACGGTAATACTCTTACTATCGGATTGAAGCAAAGCTTCTAATCATTTGCGGAATTAATCCGCTAAGAGCCGGAATTCCGGCTCTTCTTTCCTGTCAATCAGACCAGCAGAGTCTACCCGATAGGGACCGACGTCACTTTGGCGTCTAACCATAAGGATATGATTATGCAAATTAGAAGCATAACTTTAATCGGTTCACTACTTTTATTATGGATGCTATTAACAGCTAGTACAGCGATTGCACCAACGGTGTCTAGAGAACAAATTGCAGCAATACGATATTCAGAATTATCGAAAGACATAAGAAAACAAATAGACTGTTTAACCATTAACATATATCGAGAAGCTGTTGGTGAACCGATCGATGGATGGGTTGCGGTTGCTGCTGTTACAATGAATCGTATGTTATCGGGAAAATTTCCAAGTTCTATATGCGATGTTGTTTATCAAAAGACCGGCACCACATATCAGTTTTCTTGGGTTGGAATGACAAATAGATTGAATAAAATTAACACGTCAGTGTATAATCAGATACAGGATATAGCAACATTAGTATATCTACACTATGATTCGTCGATAGACAACACCTTTGGTGCCACGTTTTATCATGACAGATTATGTTAGACCTAATTGGAATAGATTAGAAAAGTACTACTAAAATACGGACGACATATCTTTTATCGCGATTAACAACAAGGTACTCTTTTATGGTTATGGATTTAGAAATGTTCGACTTTAAACAAAAAACTAGCTCGGGGTGTATACACTAATCCAATTGCTAGTGTACATGAATTCTATTTGACTGGTGAAATCGGGCCAGCCGAAGATTATGTTGAATGGTTTAATATGATTCGTCATGCAAATGAGACCGACGCAATCAAAGTGTACATTAATAGTTATGGTGGGGATTTATTTACAGCCATTCAATTTATGCGAGTACTAGCCGATACTGAAGCTCATGTTATNATCTCAGTTGAAGGTGCATGTATGTCGGCCGCGACTATGATCTTCTTATGTGCCGACCAATATGAAGTAACTCCACATTCTGTCTTTATGTTTCACAATTACTCTGGTGGAGCAATTGGTAAAGGCGGGGAGATGATCGATCAATTGTTGCACGAGCGCAAATGGTCGGAAAATCTAATGAAAGAAATCTATTTGAATTTCATGACAGAAGATGAAATCAAATCTATGTTAGACAACAAAGACATCTGGATGGATGGCGAAGAAGTTGTCAAGCGTATCACGAAGCGTGTAGAATTGCGTAAGCAAATGCAAGAAGAAAAGGCTGCTAAAGCTGCTTCTAAGAAAACTACTCGGGCGGCTAAGAAGATTCCTGATATTGTAAAAGTTGAAAGTACTGCAGCAAAAATCGAAGATGTTGTGCAAGCGACAGAAGATGTGCCACAAGTTCCAACAAAACGCGTGAAAAAACCTGTACAATAATTCGTCGATAGTGTATAATATATTTGTAGGAGTATATTATATGGCAAACGCGGCATTCTTAAGAAAATTCGCTCAGGACGAAATGTGGGACATTTTATATTTTGCATCAGGCGAAGTCCCCATCAAACAAAAGTCAATTGACTTTGTCACATTGAAAACCACTCCCTTCACGACTAAGATCTTTTCACCACGAAAGATCTTAGTCAATGATAGGAAATTCAGTAGCATTTATCATGCAAAACTTTTCATTCAACAAAACCTATGAATCAAGAAATTGAAAGAAATATTATCACCGCTGCGACACTCCACGATTGGAACGCAGTCTTAGAAATTAAAGATGATATTTTTCAACAGCGATGTAAACTAGATAAATGGTTTGATCGTTATCTTAATATGTTTGAAGATAAATTACAAACATGCCCTTCAACAGATCCAGTAAAAGTTTTATTTAAACGCAAATCCGACGAATACGAACATGTAAACAGACTTATGCGAATAGCCGAATTTTACCTAAGCAAGGACAATAAATGGTAACTCCACCGATGCTAAAGACAGCAGCTCAATTTTCAATTTACATTGAACAACTAGCCGTAGAAAAACGGATGAGTCATATGGACGCAGTGTTAAAATATTGCGCAGATAACTTTGTCGAGCCTGATGAAATTAAAAGTTTAATCAATAAACCGCTTCGCGATAAGATCGAAATCAATATGCGTGAAGCAAATCTTTTGCCTAAAATTGCAGTATTAGACGTATGAAACTCACAGTCGAAATGTGCCATTCGCACTTAATGTCAATGCTTCTTCAGCCAGAAATATTTTCTAGAGCTGTTGTTTCGTATACTGCATCACCGCCCGATATGGCAGGTGAAGGATTTAATGGTTATATGGAAGTTAAAGCAACATTTGAAATCAAAGATTTGACAGAATTTACTAAGATTTGGAATGATGCATACGTGTTTCCATCTGATCGCAGTAAATGGTATCATCTCGTAAAGAATTCAATGGTGAGGTGCAATGAATGAGTACTCAAGAAGATAAAGAAAAACGTAGTAAGCGTTTGCATAAAGATGACGCTTACATGGAAAGGCAATATAAGATTGCTAAGTCTCATGGCTTTCCTGTAAAAGAAGACGAGAAGCATCGTATGCATAAATTATCGGGCACTACATGCGGCGATTCAAATTGTTATATGTGCGGTAATCCACGTAAGTTCTTTAGTGAACTTACTATGCAAGAAAAGAAATTTATTCAAACAGAGGAATGGCAAAATGAATAGCGCAGACGTTGGATGTGATAAAGAATGTAAGTTTAGTTATGGCGCATCAGTCTCTACAGCAGCGCACTATCCTCCGATCTATAATGAACTCGGTGTTAATACAAATCCAGACATGAATACAATTAGTGGAAGTGCCAAGTGTAGTGTATGCAATAAATCTTGGACTTATGTAATTCAAAATGGCGCTACTACATTCACAGAAATTAATTAATGTATGGACGGTCTAAAGGCATTTAAATATTTTCAGTCGATTAAGTTACACTTTACGACTGAGAAGTACGATGTGTTTGAAACTCGAGGTCGAATCAATTGTTCTCGTGAAACATTCAATAAACGTCGAGATAAATTGTTATATGAAAAACTCGCTAACAAATTTCCGACCGATGCTGAGTTGATTCAATTTCTTGTTGCGAACGTTGCATATGGCCATATGAATGTTGTGTATTCTAATGAATCTGATCAATATTACCAAACATGGAAACTTCGTAAAGAATCGATCACACGTCTATTTGAAATTGATTGTAAGACAATCGAAGAATTCACTGAAGACACTGGTGTAAAAGATATCTATGACATTGGTGACGGATATCCAATGTTGTTGAAGTTGTATCTCGGTGGTCATATTACTCTTGAGTCAATGGTCATTCTACAAGACTTCACTGACTATCTTTCCAAATGGGAGCCCATTATTATGTTGTGGCATGATCACTTTTTGACAATTAGAAAGTGTACAAAATTCGTTAAATATGATAAAATAAAACTTACACCGATTTATAACGCTCTTTCAGAAACTCTTTCAAATTAATATCATGGGTCGCACGACACACTCTCGCCATTATGATGATGGTCTTAAAAAAATTCGGGGCGTAAAAAGTCCCAAAAAGATATCCGAATACGACATTCGTGATATAAATAAATTGTACGACGAATACGATGACGATGATTTCGATGATAGCATCGAAATAGAAGACACCGTTGAAATTGTACATACAAAACCTCGTTAATACTACGTTTATAAGGAAACATAAAATGGATATCAATACACTCCGTAAAATGCGCAATGCAGACTTTGGTAAAATCTCTTCAGAGTTTGAAAAAGTCGCTAATCCAAAATCAGATTCTAAGTCTTTCGCAGACGATCGTTTCTGGAAACTTGAAGTCGATAAAGCTGGCAACGCCAGTGCTACAATTCGATTCCTTCCACGCACAGTTAAAACAATCGATGACAAAGAAGTCACCGATGAACTTCCATGGGTCCGCATGTTCAATCATGGATTCCAAGGACCAACTGGTAAATGGTACATCGAAAACTCTCTCACTACTCTCGGTGAAAATGACCCAGTCGGCGAATTGAATTCTCGTCTTTGGAACACCGGATCTGATGCTGACAAAGAAGTTGCTCGTAAACAAAAGCGTCGTTTGCAATACATTGCAAATGTATTAATTGTTTCGGATCCAAAACATCCAGAGAATGAAGGACAAGTTCGCTTGTTCAAATTCGGTAAGAAGATCTTCGACAAAATCATGGACAAAGCCCGCCCAACGTTTGAAGACGAAACACCGGTCAATGTGTTTGATTTGTGGGAAGGCGCAGACTTTAAACTTCGTCAACGTAAAGTTGAAGGTTATCCTAACTATGATCAGTCTGTGTTCTTGGAACCATCTCCAATTTCCAAAGACGACGAAGAAGTTTTGAAGGTTGTGAATTCGCAATATCTATTGTCAGAATTCCTTGATCGCAAGAACTTCAAGACATATGAAGAATTGTCTCGTAAATTGGCCAGCGTACTTGATTCTGGTAGTGGATCACATCAGACTGCTGCGTCTATGGCCGGTGAAGATGACGAACCAGTTCGTACTGAAGTCAAGAAACCATCAGTTAAGATTCAAGCTAAAGTTGCAGAGGATGAAGATGATTCGGATGATGCCATGGAATATTTTAAAAAAATCGCAACTGAAGATTAATCTTTAATTAGATAACACAAAGGATCCTTTCGGATCCTTTTCTATTTCTGACGAGCTTGATATAGTTGCTTCGCTAAATCAAATACATCGCCATGATAAAATCCATGTTCAATTAGATAACATGCTTTAATATAATCTTCGTCATCATACATAATGGCCTCTTTTTCACTGTTCGATGTATAAATATAGTGTCTATCGCGATACTCGACATATCCATAGACTCTAACACTAACAAGGAGTGCCAGCATGAATATTTATTACGTTTACGCGTACATACGCTCAACAGATTCCGATACCGCAAAAGCCGGTACGCCATATTATATCGGCAAAGGTTGCAAAAACCGAGCTTATGTAAAACATGGTTCTCATACTCCAGTTCCAAAAGATTTAGATTATATCGTAATGTTAGAAACAAATCTAACTAACGTTGGTGCTTGTGCACTAGAACGTCGCTACATCAATTGGTATGGTCGAAAAGACGCTAAAACGGGAATTCTAATTAATAGAACACCGGGTGGAGAAGGTCGCGATAGAACTGGCGAGAAAGCGACATCGACCGAAGTCGAGAAACGCAGAGCAAAACTTCTTAAGATATTCGGCAATCCTGAATGGAAAGCAACTGAAGGTGTAAAGCGCACAGCTAAAATTCGTAAAACGATTAGCGATCCTAAATGGGTTGCGACTAAAGGCGCAGCAAGCGTACAAAAACGTAAAGCGACTATAGAAGCTAATGGTGGATTTATTCCATGGAATAAGGGAAAAAGAGGCGCACAGGCTGGCTGGTTGAAAGGGAAAAAGGGCGGTTTCCCAGTAGACTGGCGCACCTCGGCTGATAGTGATAAAATACAACAAAAGATAAGTAATACTAAATCAGAATTAGCTAATAGACCATTAGTCAATGAAATACGCAAAATTAAAACAGAGAAGAAAATAACAATCGGTCGAAACTGGTGTTGGGGCTCCGACGATAAGATACAAGAATTATATGAATGGGTTAAAGCTCAGTAAATAGAAAAGGATCCTTTCGGACCCTTTGCGTTATGCGAAAACAGCGTTCTTACTTACGTATCGATTAAAACCAGAATCATCATTTCTTATTGATCGTGGCATTGTGATATTTTGCTTCTGATTACTCGTGTTGTTTGTAGTAGGAGCACTAATTACAATTGGCTGCGTGTCTTGTTTAGTCGATGCTGCACTATTATCGGCTGACTTCTTATAGACTTCAGTCGCTTCGGATGGTTTTGGTTTATCCCAAGAACCTGTCGCTCCTCCAGTTGATGACGCTGGTGTATCAGTCTTTGCATCTTTCTTAAATGGTTGGAATGGACCGAATGCAACTTCACCGACAACAGGATATGTCCCAAGACTAATCTTCGGTATTGTGAAATTAGAAATCATGCCAGTGATGCCATCGATCATTGACGTAAAGAAGTTCTTGATTGGATCTAGAAATCCATCGATAGCTTTACCAACGAAATCTATAACACCTTTCAATTTCTCTGCGTCGAACAATCCGAATGTAAGAAAATCTAAGATTCCACCAAAACCGGCGATAAGCGCCTCCGATATAGATCCGGTTTCAGTGAATTTCTTAAATCCATCTACGATACCACTAAAGAGAGATCCAACAATCATTGCTGGAACGAATACCTTAGTGAACGCTTTCAATAAATTACTTGGACTGAAAATAACTTTAATAGCGCTCATAAATCCTTTGCCCAAGAATCCCATAATGTTATCGAGAATTCCTCCGCCTCTAGAGTTTTCTTTTCCAGGTTTGACGCTTGCATCTTTTCCTGCTCGCGTGTTCTCTTCGATCTTAGTCAATAAGTCGACGGTCGATTCTTGTAAACGCTGACCTTCGATTTGAGCTTCATCAGAGAATGTGCTAGCATCTATTGGTTCTTTTGCGGTTTCTATTTTTTTAGATGGTGCTCGATCAGATGTATCACGTATAGCAGTTTCTTGTTTTTCTTGTACGCGAGAATCATAAGACGAATATTCTGTCGCCAATTTTGCTCGGTTTTCAATTAATCCCGTATTAGCGATTTGTTCTTCACTATAGCCTTCTTCTTTTAGACGAGCAATTTCTTTCTCGTTCTTTCTCATTTCGGGCGCAAGTTTTTGAGCAGATGTAAAATTACGTTCAGCAGTAGCTTTGATGGCTCGTTCGTTAACTGGTCCATTCTCTTTAGAAGCAGTCGCTACAGCGTCTTTTCCATATTGGATGCGCGCTTCACGCTTTGCTAACGCTGTATCTAATATTCCACCCGATCCTTTTTTAACTATGCCAACTGTGTTCGCCAATCCACGAAGCGTGTTAAAATTATATTTTATTGCTTCTTTCTTTTCTTGTATTCTCTCACCTACCGTTTTAAATTGATCGAATCCCTTAGATTTGTCGGTTATACGAGCAGCTTCTTCATTTGACACATTTGGCCGGGCGGCAACACTCTTTTTTATTTCATCGGTTAGTTTATCAAAGTTTTTCTTAAGACCTTCAGATTCTTTAGATCTATCATCGGATTGCTCTTTAAGAGTGTCATCGATATCTTTTAGTGCTTCAGTTGTCGCTTCGCCGACTTCTTTAGCAATGTCATCAGCCTTTGCTTCATCGACCTGTCGACTAAGCTGAGCCATGTTAGTCTTATTGACATCAGTCGCGATTTCTACTAGAGTATCTTGCTGAGCCTCTGATGTATCACGCGACTCAGCAACGAGTTTTCTAAACTCGGCGACTGACATATGTTCGACAGGCTTTTCTTTCTCCGCCTGAAGTTGTGCTGCGATAATATCCTTAAGATGTATTGCCATTTGTCTTACTCTTTATTGTTATTTGCTTGTGCCATTATTAGCCATTATTCTTACTAGCCAATCTCTGACGTTCCTCTTCCAAAAATTGCTGAAGCATCGCGACATAAATTTCACGTTCGAATGGAATCATCTCTTCGATGTCACTCAACGAATACTTGTGGTATTGCAATAACGCGAAATTCATTTTATAATAATTAGCTAGACTATCGTGGCACAAGCTTATTAGAAAAAACCGTCGAGGCCTTCTATAACTTGTTTATGTTCAAATCCACAAACTGGACATTTGAACTCGATCGTCTTCTCTAGCTTTGGCATAGTCTCGAAGAATTGTTTAATTTTTTCAAACTGCGATTGAGTTAGATTATTAATGAATTCTTCAAGATCAGCTTTGGTTTGCTCAGCTGCAACGTGAACACTATCTGCGTCGTAAATACAATCAATGCATTGAACGATAACATCAAAAACGCCTTCAACTTCACCGTTATCAATGTTCTTTAGCGCATTGACTGTCGCCATGCTTGGATATTTCATTCGAATTCCAACATCGCCATATAATTGAATATCAGATACATGATTATCGTTGAACTTTACATTGATCTTAGTCAAATCAATCGATACATTAATTTTCGCTTTTGGATCTCCACACTGAAGACACGAGAATACGAGTTCAGAAATTTCACCGACAGATTTAGCACGCAACTGAAGAAAAATATATTCGATATCAAATGTCGCTAACTTATTGGTGTTAACTTTACCGAAAGTGCATGCATCAACAATGCTCTTTAAAGTATCGAACATTGTTTGTTGATCTTCGCTCTGTTGTGCGATCAGCAGAGCTTTTTCTTCTTTCACTAGGAAAGGTCGATATTTAACCTTTTGTTTAGTTGATGGTACGACTAATTCGTATGTCGGTGTCTTAATTACTGGTAATGCCATGTTAATTCCTTTTCAAATCATTTGTCTTTACGAAGATCATTGAGCATCTTGCTTAATTCAGCAGTGCTGCCGACAAAAATTGCATTGTTTGTCACTGAGTTTGCTTTAGTTTCTTCAGCCGGAGTGCCGGTCAGAGCGTGCTTCTTTTTATGTAGATCGAGCAACTGGTGATTGATGTCGGCTATGTTTTTCATAAGTCCACCAACAACTTCAAATGCTCGAGGATGTTCAGATTGTTTAGCGATACTGATCGCCGCAACTAGCGCGTCTTTGCCTTGTTCAAGCAAATTGTGTAAGTTATCACGAGTGGTGTGATAATCATGATCTAGTGCATCATCACGAGGCGGAACAACTTCNCCCGCTCGGTCAATCACTTGTCCATTTTGAATTCGTTCAATGCCGAATGTTTCACTCAAATTATTATCTATATTCATATATTCTTTATGCTAAAAAGTCATTAATTTTCGAACCGATGTAAGATCCTGCATTTTCTATTTCATTGCCAACTGATTCCTGAAATTCATCAAATGCAGTAAAATAATTACTCGGAATCGCACTTGATGCTAATTCATGACCATAATTCATGAATTTTTCTTCCGCTTTATCTCTAATATCATACACTGAGAATCCACCTAGTTTATTCTTATCTTTCTCTGTAGCAGACGTAACAATGTCCGTTTTAAAGTACTTATACGAAAATTGAACCTGTAAACGCATGACATCTTTTGCGTTATAATCTAATTGAATTGGTGATACAGCTTTTGGAAAGCATTGATGCAAAGAACATTGATATTTTTTATTGTTTTCTACATCATGCACAAATATAGTAATCTTATCAGTGACGTATCTCTTTGGATATGAATATGTTCTACTTTCTGTAGATTGAATCGCGTTAATCCATGTATCAAATAGGCGTTTTACAATAAGGTCAGAATCCATGTAAAACGTTAATGATATTGGCTCATATAGTTTTTCATATGGCACTTCTTTAAATTCGCCAAATGATCTAACTTGCGATGTCGAATAAGATACGCCTGGCAATTGTGCTTGTTCGCAGAACAGCATAATCTTATTCATTTTTGATTTTGTGAAATTATCACCTGATATTGCTTCTGGTAACGTGAGTTCAACAGAGAAATGATTTGGGCGAGCCACTCCATCTCGTATTTGCGAAATAAATTCTTTTAATGTGCTCATAATCTTATCGAATCTCTCCATACTGTTTTCTTATTCGCTCCAACGAATCTTTCGACTGGAAGCATCATACATGTATGCCATTGAGTCGCAGGAATTTCGATAAACGGAGATCTTACATGATCTGCTAAATAGTGTTTAATGCAGTTTGCCGCGACGGCAAACTTAGATGCGCCAGCGATTAAACTCCACGAATACTTAATTCGAGTGTTTTCGTCGTAATTTTTATTAGTCGCGAATTGCATTAATCTCGACATCAATTGTATCCGCTGAAAATATGGTAAATAATGCATATTTAGTCCCATAAATCCTTCTTTTGTCACTGCATAAGGAAATATGAGAGGAAATGTGTCATAATACGGCAGCGTTTCTTTCATCTTAGGATCGTATATAAACATATACAAATTTCCAGGAATCATGCGAGTTGTCGTCTTCTGTTCACTGAATAGACGTTTGTCATTAATTCGAGTCCGACTAAGTAGCAACGCCTGTTGTTGAAACCAAGTCTTAGACTTAGTCTCGATCGTACTATCGTACTTATACTTATCAAAAATTGTTTGAAGATCTTGTGCCATTATCGGATTCCGAGGTGTTTCTCAGTTAAAACTATAAATTGCCAATTGCGAGCTTCGGCATAACGCTTCGCGTAGTCCCATTTTGTCTGATTCACCATATATGTTGACGCCTCTGTTAGATAACGCTTAGTTTTCTTTGTTCCTTTTGGAGGCATTGTTTGCGCCTCTGGTTTTATTTCAACCAAAAATGTCTGATTATTCGATGTCACAATTTTAAAATCAACGAAATATCTATGGATTTTTCCATCGAGAGGTGATACGTACGGGACGACTGTCTCTTCTGATGAAAACTTAATTACATTTGGATTATTGTCACACCAATTCATAAACTTCAATTCCCACGATGATCTATAAATGACATTTGTGAAGTCGCCGGCGTACTTCTCTTTGTTCTTGACATTGTATCGACCTTGATAATATTTCATGAAAAAGTGAATAAATAGAATAGTTATAGTATATTTATATGGAATGAAGTCATGCCAGAATCGCAAAATGCAATCAATAAGTCATACACTGGACTAGAAAAAACACTATCAAGTCTTGTTGTAGATCGACGTATTCCGACAAGTGAAGTTGGTGCCACTAATGGTGGTACGACTTCGAAATTTGGATACGATGCTCAGGGCATAGATTCAAAATATTCATCGATAGGATTGTCATATCCAGAAGATTTGATGTCATCTGCGAATAACCAGTATGGCAATAATTGCGTTATATTTTACATCAATGTTGCAACCGACTCTAGAGTGCTAAGAGGTAATCAGACACAAGTTGTCGATGGTGTCACCAGAGATGGTCGGGCTGCATTTGTCGGAGAGAAATATACAGGAGCCCAATTGGCCACGGCAGCAGGCGCTATTGGTGGTGGTTTAGGTGCCATCTTTGGCGGTTCTGCTGGAGCTCCAGCAGTAGGAGCAGTCGGCGCAGCAGGCGTAGGCGCAATTCAATTAAATGCGAATAACGGCGATGAAGCTCCTGGCGATAATAAAGCTCCAACATTTACTCGCCCACAGAAAAGACTTAAGTCGGCTATCGCGTTATATATTCCAAATCAATTAAATGCGCGATATTCTGCTAACTGGGGCGAAGTAGATACGCAAATGGTATCGGCATTCGCTAAAGGCGCTAAAGAAATTGGCGCTGCATTGAGTGGCGATGTAAGTCCTAAACGAACAGGCGGTATTGCCGGAGAAGTGTTAGCAGCAGCGGCAATTCAAGCAGCTCCTGGCGGCGCCACCGCAGGCGTAATGGCAGGATTAGCTGCTAATCCAAAGAAAGAACAAGCATTTAATCAAGTAGATTTTCGAACTTTCACATTTGATTATCAATTTTCTCCAAAGTCTTCTGCAGAAGCTACGAATGTAATGAATATTATTCGAGCTTTTAAGTATCATATGCATCCAGAGTTTACTACAAAAGACGCATTTCTATACATTTATCCTTCAGAATTCGATATCACGTATTATTTCAAAAATAAAGAAAATTTGAATATTCATCGACACACGTCTTGTGTTCTTACAGAAATGAACGTTAACTACACGCCTAATGGTGTATTCACTACGTTTGACGATGGTATGCCAACACAAATAAATGTCACAATGACATTCAAAGAATTGCTTCTTCTTTCGAAAGAAACAATCGAGAAATACATGTAATCCTTTATCGAGTAACAATTATGTACTTTTCAGAATTTCCTCGTATATATTACGACTTCCCAAATTATGCTGGCGATGATACTTTCCTGCAAGTATTGACAGATATCACTGCCAATGTCCGAGTTAGAAAAAGCACACTAGAAAACATAACTCTATACGATGAGTATGATATCAAGGAAGGTGAAACGCCCGAGATCATATCAGAAAAGATCTATGGAAATCCAGAATATCATTGGGTTATCATGCTTGTTAATCAGAGATATGATTATCTATCTGACTTTCCTTTAACGACAAATGAATTAGATCAACATATCAAGAATACATATGGAGTTGATAACATATACGACGTGCACCATTATGAACGAGATGGCGTTTACGAAGAAGCAGTTGCGACTATCAAATTGCCTGTTAACGTAATGGCATTAGCAAGAATCAATGATTTTATTATATCAATGCCAAACTCAAATGCACGCATAACTGAACTAGATGAAACAACAAATACTGCGATTGTTCAGATCGATTTTGGTAGATTTGAAGCGAATCAATTGTGCGCTCTAAATGGAGTTAGAACAGATCCTGATAGCGGGACTGTCGTATACACGACTTTAGCGAATTTTAATATTCCAAATAATGGATATGAATTAAACGAAAATTACACGCCCATAACTAACTATGAATTTGAAGTGAATGAAAACGAAAAGAAGCGCCGCATCAAATTAATTTCGCCTGTATTAATCGAACAAGTTCTTCGCGAATATCGCGAAATAATGGGATAACATGCAAGATAGTCAATCAGTATTACGTTTCGCCGGCGATGTAAAACTTAATAAAGTTGTGCTAAGATCGCTGAATGGAAATTTAGCGAATATCGCAGCGCAAATTGAAACTATCGATGTGTACGAGGATCTGTTTTCTCCTTTCATGACACTATCGATCGTGTTGCGCGAGTCTGTCGATTATCTCAATTTGTTTCCATTCGTTGGCGAAGAATACATCGATGTCTCTATTAAAACTCCAACATTGAAGCGCGGTATCGAAGGTTCATTTTACATTTATAAGATAACTGATAGAATGTATACAAAAGAACGCGAAGTTATGTATACAATTAAAGCTATCTCTGAAGAATGGTTACTCGATGCTAACAGAAAACTAAGTCAAACATTTAAAGGGAATTGCGCAGAAATTGCGACAAAGTTATTTACTGCGACTGGATTGAATACGAAGAAACAAGTTTATATCGAAAAGACATCGAATAAAACTGCGTTCACGGCGTCATATTGGACGCCATCTCATTGTCTGAATTTTCTTGCGACAAACGCTGTGAATAATGAGAAGTCTGCGACATACTTATTTTATGAAAATAGATATGGATTCAATTTTCGATCGATCGATCAATTATTAAAAGCCCCAACGTATAGCACATTTATCAAAGATAATTACAGTCGAAGTCCAGACAGTGAAAATGGCGTATCAGCGACTAGAAATATTCAAGAAGACTTCAAACGAATTCTAGAATTCGATGTGCCAGTGTTAACTGATTATATGGAAGATATTCAAAGTGGTCGTTTAAAATCTCGAATCATTAGTCATGACCTTGTCACTAAACAATATAACATTCGGGACTTTAATCTGAAAACCGATAAAGGAACTCCAGCGACTTTACTTAATAAGAATCAATCGTTCTCGAAACACGCTGTCGCGAATTCTGTAAGTTCAATTATTGTCATGGGGCGACACCATTCGAATTACACGAACTTCGCCGACGTTACGAATTATGACACTATTCAAAAAAGAATGTCGTTCTTTCAGAATCTACAAAAGTATAAAGTCAATATTCAGATTCTCGGTCGGACCGACTACACTGTTGGCCAAGTTGTTGAACTCAATATACCAAAAGCAACTCAAATCACTCGAGAACAAAGTGAAACACATGTCGATGAAATTTTATCGGGTCGATATCTTGTCTCAGCAATAAGTCATAGTATCACAAAAGAAAGTCATACATGCAACATGGAACTAATTAAGAATTCTGTTATTATGAGTATTACTAAATGAGTACAAATTTATATACTGGTTGCGTTGAATCTCGTGACGATCCACTTAAGCTTGGTCGATGCCAAGTTAGAATAGTTGGTCTTCATACAGAAGATAAGACAACACTTCCGACATCCGATCTACCTTGGGCGTTTCCTTTGCAGCCAATAACATCTGCAGCAATTAATGGCATTGGTTGGACGCCTGTTGGTCCAGTACCTGGAACATGGGTTGTCATTATGTTCCACGATGACGAATTGCAGATGCCAATTATGATTGGTACGATTGGTGGAATTCCGCAAAGTAAAGCATCAGAGCGTGTCATCGATAATTCAGATAGTCTTGCGACTGATGGCGGTGTTCTCGTCGATTCGTCGGGTCAACCTGTTACGTCTAGCGATGGATCGGCCGTCAATGTTGGCTCAGCGAATAATGCTCTGGGTGGTATACTCACAGACATCGCTAATAATCTTGGATTTAAACTACCCGGCAATCCATTTGCTGCGGCTGCGAGCACCAAATCTCCTGCGATTGGCACGACAGACACTAGTAAACCAACGATAACACCTCAGATCGTTAAAGCCGAAGATGCAAATATCACTGCGCAACCAGAACCATCTAAGGCCGCTGACGAAGTATTGGCAAAGGGGATTCCTCTCGATCCACCGGGCAAGTATGCGTCTTCAAGATTAGGTGAAAAGAGAAGATCTATTGAAGCTCTTATTGCGGCATGCGATAAAGTTGGCTTGACATCTAAATACGCGAAATGTTCTGTGCTGGCGATATGCGGTGGTGAATCGGATTGGCTTCCATTAGAAGAAGGGTTTAGTTATTCTGCTGATGCATTGCGTCAAATATTCTCGGGTGTATTTGCTTCACAACCAGAGAAAGCAAATGAATATGCTCGTTGGAAAGGCGCTCGTCCGGACTTCTTTAAATTCATTTATAGTCCTGAGTATAAGAATGGCCGAGGATGCGGCAATAAGTTACCCGATGATGGCGCATTATTTTATGGACGAGGATTCAATCAAATTACCGGCAGAGCATTGTACGAACAATTAGAACGAGAACTTAAGAAGATCGGTATAGACGCTCCAATATCGACTAATCCGAATATTCTGATTAATGACATAGAAACATCTGCATTATGCACAGCGATGTTTTATAAGTTGAATGTCAAACATGACATCAATAGTCCGGGTTACTTTGCTGCGGCACTAAAGAGAACAGGTGGCGCCTCATCCGGTAAAGAGAAGAAAACTATCTTCTATCAGTATTTTCTTGGTCAAGGAGTTATAACCGATTCGACTAATAAACCTGCTGCCGATGAACAAAAGACATATACGCAAGAAGAAGTTGCAAGCTTACCACAGACTAAACAACATGCTTTGCTCGAAGATCGTTCTGACGCTACGACAATTGGATTTAAAGATCCTTCGGGAAAGTATCCATTGCGTAACTTACTCGACGAACCAGACACTAATCGCTTAAGTCGCGGCGTCATCAAAGAAACTGCTATAGCATTTAAGGATCAGTCTAGAACAGTCGGTATCGCAACAGCTAATAGCGCAGCAGGAACATGGGAACAACCACTCGCCCCATTTGGTGGTAGATATCCATATTCTAAAGTATATGAAACCGAGTCTGGTCATGTGCAAACATTTGACGATACACCAGGTCATGAGAACATCGGATTGTATCATAGAAAAGGCACATTTGTCGACGTGGATGCGAATGGCACACAAGTCAATAAGATTGTCGGTGATGGCTATACGGTGATCGATCGAAATGGATTTATCTCGATCGAAGGTCGCTGCAATATCTTTGTTGGAAACTCAGCGAGTATTCTAGTGCAAGGCAATGCCGATATCGAAGTCAATGGCGCAACGACTGCGACGTTCCATGCTCAAGTCGATATTGGTTGCGCCGCCGATGTCAACATGTCAGTTGGTGGAAATTTTAATCTTAAAGTTGATGGCGATATCAATACGACTGTTGGTGGGTCAACGAACACTGCGATAACCGGCAATGAATCAATTCAGACAACGGGAAATTACGCTAAGAAAGTCACAGGAACTAGTGCGACTCAAGTAACTGGAGCAGTAACAGTTAAGGGTGCATCGACTATTCAGACATCGTCTGCAGGCGCATACTCGGTGAAAGCAGATGGTGATATGTTAATGACAGGCGCAACACAGCACATTAAAGCAGCGGGCGGCAATGTCAATGTTGATGGCGCAGAATTTAGAGGACAACAAGGATCTAGCGCTAGTGCTGCAGCAGTCGATGGAGACGTAAAAGCGTTAGTTCCACTCACAAAAGTTGCACCAAGTGTCATTGGCACAAAAGGCGATACATTCGATACTCTGCAAACGCCAGTTCGACCAGCACCTCCAGTTGAATTAAAAGTGGAGTTGCAAAGTCAGAATGATACAGCGCTTGCCGAGTTTAAGAACAATCCATCTAAATATTATAGTGTTGAAGCCGAAGCTGCTGGAGTAAATCCAGAACGTCCACCTCAAATTGACATTGGCGACGCAGCAAAACCAATACCTCCATCTGGCGCTGAACCAAGTGATCTCGCTGAATTCTTAAGAAAACAATATGCGTTGGCACAAGAAGGATATTGGTCTGAGACGGGTATGAAGTCGCCAAAGAGCAATCCTAACATTATCGCAATGTGGAAAGATTTAGGATTCCCACAATTCAATAATGATCAGATTGCGTGGTGTGCTGGTTTTGTAAATTGGACTCTTAAGCAATGTAACTATCGATATGTCCAAAGTGCTCGTGCTTTTGATATTAGAGATAAAGCAGATAAATGGAAAGCGACTAAAGTCACTGAACCGCAACCAGGTGATATCGTAGTATGGACATATAGTCATGTCAGTTTTGTCTATGATGTTCTACCAAATGGAAATATTACGTGTATCGGAGGCAACCAGGGTGGTGGCAAAGTTAGTGATAATAATCCAAAGGGCGGATCGGTGACAGTGAATTACGCCAATGGCATTAGTCCAAGACATTCAAGCATAGTCGGTATCTATCGACCGAGTAAGGCGTAAAGATGGCTATTGAGATTGTTTGGGCTCCTGTTGAAACATTACTTGGAACTGTGCGAGAATTTGAGAATTTTTCTCATTCGATTTCTTATCAAGAGATTGACGATATATTGGGGCCTACAAATTATCCAGTGACGATAACTCCATCTAGTGCGCAAGAGACTGTGACAGTAACAAGCGGAGATCCCGCGACTATTGTAGGATATTTCAAATATATCTTCTTTGATACTGTGATATACTTAGACTTCGACAGAAACATTATAACAAAGAGTGGAACTGAGACTCAAGGAACATGGGAGCAGATAGACATGGACGAAGTGTATCAGATGATTGAATTCATTCCCGATACTGTTCGATTTAGAACATTTGAGTTTGTTGCAACTGCGAACGGAAACGAGAAAGTGTATACAATCGATGTAAGCGATAAGAACTGGACGCCTGGCATGAACGCATTAAAGAACGCAGTCGACATAATTAGAGCGAGAGGTAACTAATATGCCAGCTATCGCAATTCAAGGTGGATTATCGACTGGCCATGGAGGGTTTCCTCCAACTAACGACGTCGGGCCATATACAACGACAGCGTTCTTTGGTGGAAGTGCGATACAACTAAGAGGTCAGACTAAATATGCAGCACATTCGAGTGGTAACACTACTCACCCGACAGATGGTAGAGTCATAATTGAAGCGCCGGGGACATTCTATATGGAAGGTTCTTTGTGCGCAATGATTGGTGATAATATTTCTTGCGGTGACGCTGTAGGTAAAGGTTCTTCTAATTCATTCATATCTTAAGTATAAATATAATCATGACAAACACTATCGGATTCATATATGGCTAGGGCGACGCGGACGTATACAGACGTTGACTTTAACTTCCTTTTTCATCCAAAGACAAAGGACGTGTCGGTGCGTTCAGATGAAGAAGCTGTCAAACAATCAATTCGTAATTTGATTATGACTCGTAATTATGAGCGACCATTTAGATCAGAAATCGGATCTCAAGTGAATACTCTGTTATTCGAGCCAGCTTCACCATTATTATCAGCGATGATCGAACGAACAATAGGCGATGTCATTAATAACTTTGAGCCACGTGCAGTATTAATGGATGTTAGTGTCGATCTTAGTCCGGAAAACAATAGTCTGTATGTAGTTATTACATTCAAGATTCGTAATACAGAAGCACCGATTCAAGTTAATCTAATACTGGAAAGAACGAGATAATGTCAACAAACCAAAGAATAAAAGTTTCAGAATTAGATTTTAATCAAATTCGTGAAAACCTCAAAAACTTCATGTCGGGTCAGGAAGTATTCACTGACTACAACTTTGAAGGATCGGCACTCGCTACATTACTAGACGTACTGGCATATAATACTCACTACAACGCGTTGTATACAAATCTCGCCGTCAACGAAATGTTTCTTGATTCGGCGAGTAAGCGAAGCAGCGTTGTTTCAATCGCCAATAATTTTGGATATACTCCAAAGTCATCGTCTTGTGCAAAAGCAATGATAAACATCATTGTCACTAATTCTGCAGCAACTGCACAGACATTGACGATACCAAGACAGACGCCATTTAACACGACTATCGATTCTGTCTCATATACATTTTACACTATTCAAGATTACACTGCGAGCTTAGCGGGCACGACATACACATTCAATAACGTTGAAATATATGAAGGTTCGCCAAAGACTTTGACATACGTTTGCACAGAACCAGATCAAAAATTCGTTATTCCGTATAAAGACATCGACTTAGCGACTATGACTGTCACTGTCCAACCGACAGGCGAGAATCCAGACTTTTCGCGCTATATTCGTTCAACAGAAGTTCTAGAATTAACACCCGAAGATGAAATCTATTTGATCAAAGAACTTGAAGACGAAACATATCAGATTTCATTTGGTTCTAATAATCTCGGTAAGCCAATCGCAACAGGCAACGTTATTTCAATCTCTGGTATTGTAACAAATAAAGACGCAGCGAATGGTGCCTCTCTATTTGCATATGCCGGTTCCGGTCTCGGCGGAGGAATTGGTATTTCATTAGTTAGTTCTGCGTTTGGTGGAGATGAAAAAGAAACAATCGCTGAAATTAAACAAAACGTTTCACAATCGTTCTTTAATCAGAATCGCGCTGTGACGCCAGTCGATTATATGTCGATCATTAAACGATATTATCAAAACATTGACTCTGTTTCAGTTTGGGGCGGAGAAGACAACGATCCTCCTGTGTATGGAAAAGTTTATATTTCCATTAAGCCTGTAAACAAAGCATATTTGACTGTCGCTGAAGAAAATTACATTGCTGAAAAGATCATCAAACCTCGATCTATCGTTTCAATTACACCCGAGTTTGTTCGTCCATCATATATACAATTAGACATTGACACTACGATTTATTACAATAAAACGAATACTACTCGTTCGGCGGATGACATCAAAGCGTCAGTTATCGCGACAATTGAAAAATATAGAAATGATAATCTAAAGAAATTTGATGGTGTGTTCAGAATGTCAAAATTCGCTGCTTTAATCGATGGCGTCGATACATCAATTCAGAGTAACATTACTAAAGTTAAAGCGCACGTCGAAGTGGATCCTAAGTATAACATCATGGCGCAGTATAAATTAAATCTAGTGAATCCAATTTATTCAGCCGACGTTGCCGAAGAAGCATTCTTGTCTACAGGATTTTATATCGATGAAACAGAAAATATCTACTACCTTGATGATGATGGTGAAGGAAATATTCGTTTATTTAGAAAAATCGAAGGCAGCGGTAAGAAATCAGTGTCAAACGCAAAAATAGGAAAAATTGATTATGCGAATGGTCTCGTGACAATTTATGGTCTAAAGATTGTTGCATTAAAAGAACCTAATTTTTACTTTATCATTAAAACATCCTCATATGATATTGTCTCGATAAGAAATCAGATTGTCGACATACCTTCATCAAGAATCAAAGTTACATTAATCGAAGATGCTATTTCATCGGGCACTCTTGTCGGTGGAACGAATTACAAATTTACGACTAGTCGGAATTAAAAATGGCTAAGATTAAACAGTCAATAGTTGCGCAGAGACAAATTCCCGAGCATATTCGGGAAAATTATCCTCTGTTCGTAGAGTTTATCAAGACTTATTACGATTACTTACAACAGACACAGGCACAAGAACTAGAGACTATTCGCGACGTTGATACTACTCTCGAAGAATTTATCGATAAGTTCAAGAGTGAACTTGCGAAGAATTTTCCAATTAATTTAGCCACCGACAAAGCGCTAATTCTTAAACACTTACGTGAGTTCTATCTTGCACGAGGATCAGAAGATTCGTTTAAATTCTTGTTTAGAGTATTATTCAATAAAGAAGCTGAATTATTCTATCCATCGACTCAGATTCTTCGTGCGTCTGATGGCCGCTGGAAACAAGACGTATCGATCTTTATCGATATGACGGACATGATGTCGTTTGAAATGAGTGAACTCGTTGGTCGATTTATTACTATCACGACTCCGACGAAAGTCATTACGACATACGTTGAAAACACTGTAAATTACTCAGAGACTATTCACGAATTGTTTATTCAGCGCGATTACGCAAATGAAATTACAGTCGGGTCAATGGTGCGCGGCGAGATGGAAGATGGAACTTTTTTCGAAAGCCCTGTTCTACAATGTCCGACCAAAGTTAAAATTTTCAAAGGCGGAGCTGGATTTAAAGCAGGAGATATTTTTGCATTAAATACACAACTTGGTCGTGGATGTCTTATTAAAATTACAAAAGTTGATTCTCTTGGCAGCATAAAGAGCGTTCAGATTATTAAATTTGGTCTTGATTATGTAACTAAATTTTATTCATATTTGTCAAGTAAAGATATGACAAACTTTGAGTATATACATCCTTTAAAACTAAATACACCATACAATCCTGCAGATCCAGCGTATAATGAAAAAGCAGCAGGATTTATTGATTCAGGTTGGGCATCGAAACAGACGTACTTCTATTATGATACGAATGTACCAGTGTCAGATGAAACATTTGCGTCCGACCGTTACTTCGCTGATACTGGTTATGTTGGCGACATTCAACAACAGTTTTATAATGATGGTTCCCAGACTGTCATGGACGAAGATCTTTCGATCATTGAAGTTGATATTGGAGCCGTTGCAAAATATCCTGGTTATTACTTAAAGTCTGATGGGTTTATTTCAGACGAAATTTATATTCAAGATGGAAATTACTATCAAGCATTCTCATACGTTGTACGAGTCGAAGAAGAATTACGTCGTTATGCCGATATTGTAAAAGCACTAATTCATCCATCGGGCATGAAGATTTTCTCAGAGTACAATATTTACAATGAATTGAATTTACTCGCAAAAACTCCATCTGTGCGAAGCGTCTTACAATTGCCATTGTTTGACAATCCTCCATCAACTGTGATCACTGGCGATCGAGGTATTGGATGGACACAATACACGACATACATCGATGAATATGGTGTTACTCATACTGATACGATAACACCAGCGCCAGGTGGAGCTCCCGTATATTCTAATCAAGGCCAAGCTTCTTTACTATCGACTAAGATTTTAGCGGATATATCAGATATCTTAATAGATAGCATAACTGAAAAACATGTACATAAAAATTTAGAGGATTATACAGATCAGTCTGACGAACAAGCTAAACACGTGTATAAGGCATTAGATGACATAGTATCAGAATATGTAGAAGTTGTAGTGCGCCACATATACAAGAATCACACGGATTCTGTGATTGAACCAGACTTTATAAATTCATTTGTCGAAAAAGCGCTTATTGATTTTCAACCTATTGTTGATGTGTATGTTAATCATGCGCTAAAGAACGTGGAATCTAGTGCTAGCACGACTGATGTGTATGTTAATCATGCACTAAAGAATGTAACTGATATCAATTCACTAACTTTAGACGCATATAATTACAGCGCTAGCAAATTACACACTGATTTGTTACCAGTCATTGGCGATTATTCTATCAACGGTGTGTCGAAATCATTTAATACGGCACTAGCACAGACGCTATCTTCTATAAGAGACGTTTTATTTAACAAAAATCTAAATGATAGTAGTTCTACTGTAGATTACATTATAAGCGCTCTCGCCGCACTGAAACAAGATGCACAAATAATCAACGATGCCTTATCGAATAATCTGAATAAAGTCGCTAATGACATAACAAATGAAACAAATGAAACATTCCAACTATTAAAAGATTCACCTGGTGGTTCATCTGTATTTAATTTCGAGTTTATTAAATTTCTTGAAACGTTTATCATCATACCCGTAACGCTGCTAGAAGATATTTTCAGTGTGAGCGACATAGAGCATTCAGAATATATCAAAATTTTAACAGAAATTCAAGCACTATCTGAAACATACAGATCTGTGTATTTCAAATTCAACGTAGATATTGTCAGTTTAGGTGACAATATAGCGATGAATGACACTAAGTCTCATATAGACTCAGTTTCAGCGATAGAAAGTCCATTAATATTATTCCAAAATAAAGGAAAGAACTTCTTCGAAGCTATAAATAATAGTACCGATGGACGAATTCAATTTAACTCGTACGATGCAGGCGGCCCTGACGGCTACTTTGATTGGGCGAGTGGATACCAACCAGCTACTTCAATAACATAAGGAGATCATTATGATCCTGATTCCAAAATACAAAAACATCGTAGAACTTCAAGGTTCTTTATCTATCATCGTTACAGACACTCTTACGAACACTATTCGTCAAGAGTTGTATGTTCCTAACTTAGTGGTTTCGACGGGTAAGACGTTTATCGCTTCTCGTATGGTCGGCACTACATCTGCAATCATGTCTCACATGGGCATTGGTACAAGCGCTACAGCCGAAGTTGTCGGTGATACTGGTCTAGGCGCTGAGTTGACTGTTGGCGGTGGTTATACTGGCTATAGCCGAGCAGGTTTGACTACAGCGACTTCGTCTTCTAACGTTGTCACTTATTCTGCTAACTTTGCTGCAAACAATCCATCTGCTCCAGGCGGCGGTGCTGTTCTTCGTGAAGCAGGTATTTTTAATGCTTCTTCTGCTGGTGTTATGCTTTGCCGTACGACATATCCAATCGTGACTAAGCTTCCAGCTGATGCGTTGACAATTACGTGGACAGTGACGATTCAATAATGACCTAATTCTAATTCGACTCATTCGTGAGTCGTTTTAGAGTTCTATTTGAAATGTGGAATTTATGTCTGCATTTCTGATAGTCGCAAGATGAAAACTAAAAGGTTATAGAATAATGGCGTTACTCAAATTTTCGTTAAAGACTAACATCGTTAAGTCTATTTTCACAGAGATATTTTCCAATGTGTCTCATTATTTTTATGTGTTTGGCAAAAATACAGAATGGCCTACAATCACTGATACAGTTGAAGGCGAAACTGTATTAATTTCTGACGAGACTACACCTCCTGCTCCGATCGATTCATATTCGTATGAAATTGAAACTCGCCGAAATATGATTTACGCGAAAGCGATCGATTCGAATGATGCGTGTATCATTGTTAAACGTCATAATTGGGTGCCAGGTTATACATATGATATGTACGATGACTATTCTGTCGATCGTCCTGCGTTTTCTGGCGCAACATCATTAGATCAAGCAGTATTTTATGTGTTGACGACTGACTTTAATGTCTATAAATGTTTATTCAATAATAACAACGGACCGTCCATCAATCAACCGATTGGTGTAAGCTCAGACGCTTTCATAACTCCAGATAATTACATATGGAAGTTTATGTATACAGTGCCACTGTATTTGCGCAACAAGTTTCTTACATCTGCATGGTTGCCCGTAACCACAGCGCTATCGAATCAATTTTATTCAAATGGATCTGTTGTAGATTATTCGATTGAATATGCAGGTGCTGCATATTCACCAAACACATGGAAAGTGAAACGCTTTTTGATTCTTGATGGCGGATCCAGTTACACAACCGATAGCGTTACTATTACATTTCCAAATCCTTCTGCAGGAGGAACTGTTGCGACGGCTGTAGTTAATTCTGTTGGCGATTTGGGTAAAATTATTTCTATCGCAGTTACAAATCCAGGCAGTGGATATACAGTTCAGCCAGTGCCAATAGTCGCGACTACTGCAGGATTGGGATTAGAATTTGAGATAGAATATGATAATGATGGATTGACTAAAACAGAATTAGTCATAAATGGCGATGGATATAATGAACAAAATCCGTATTCATTGAAAACTATCACCATTCTTGATCGTGGAATATACTCCGCTCAACCATCGGGTAGTTTATTTACATTCAGTCCACCTCAGCGCAGTTATGGTAAAATGCCATGGTTAGACGTTACATTCAGACCTATTGGTGCATCAGGACTATTTGAGGTCGATACTATCACTGTGTTAGACCAAGGATATGGATATACGTCTCCTCTTATCTTCAATCAGAATGTATTTGCCGGCCCGCTCGCTGCAACGACGAATTATGTCGAATTAGAATTATCTGAAGCGCATAGTTTTATCATAGGCGATGCCATTACTCAGACTGGTAACGCCGCTTCAGGCGTCGTAAAAATTGCGACGACGAATAGTACGACTGTGATTGTTGAAGCAACAGGTGTTTTCACAACCGATCCTGTTGCGTATTTGCTTAAAAACGCAACATTACTATCACCTAATACAACATGCGTGACTGTAATCAGTCGAGAATTTAATTGTGATTTAAATTCATCAACTCAGAAAAATCAAGCGATCATCATTCCTTTAATTGGATCTAACGGTGAAGTGCAAGGATTGAATGTTGTAGAACCAGGTATTGGATATACTTACGCCAGTGCAGACCTTAAAATGTATAAGCAATTGGATCCTCTAGATCCATATTCTATTGCAGAAATTTTAGAAGGTTTAGATATCTCAGATCCAAGATATGTTGCTGGATTTAGAAAAGCTGTCATTTCATTAAATTTTGGCATCGGTGATATCGAAACAAAACAGTCTACTGTCGAACTATTGGCAGTAAATGGTTCTATTCAAGTTATAGTAGTTGAAAATCAAGGCGTTGGATATACTGCTAGCACAATAATTAACATCTCCGGAGATGGAACAGGCGCAACAGCTATACCGATAGTCGAAAACGGTAGTATTGTTAGAGTGCTTGTCACTAATCAGGGCTCTGGTTATTCATACGCAACTGCAACCGTATCGGGTGGTGGTGCTGCAGCTGAACTTAGAGTTGTCATTTCACCTAAGGGTGGTCACGGCCGTGATGCCGTCGCCGAATTGATGGCGAATACAATTAAACTAACAAATCGTTTGGGTTTAGAAAAAATGCATGGTGTTCAAGTCAATAGCGATTATCGACAAATTTCAATCTTGAAAAATCCATATAAATATGGAGAGAAGTCGCATTATAGAAATAGTACAGGTACAACATCGGTTGCATTTATTTGTGGCATCGCCGCTGACAACATAGTCGCGTACAACAATTATGCAGTCGGCGATATGCTAAATTTATTGTCGGATTCTTCAAAAACATTTACTCTAATTGAGAAGTCAATTCAAGAAGATAAATATTATCTAGTAACTACAGTCAATGATAATTTTATCCCAAGCGCTGGAAATACTATTTCTAATGGCGCATATTCGATATCTATCTCAGCCGTTAGTTTACCAAACATAGACAAATATACAGGCGAGATGCTATATATCGACAACAGAATTAAGTTTGCTTCATCAGACGAACAGACTATCGTAACATCAACTTTGATTAGCTTTTAAGAGAACACTCCATGGCAATAGATTTTAACACTGAACCATTCTTTGACGACTACTCTGAAGACAGTAAGTTTCACAGAGTTTTGTTCAGACCTGGTTTCGCAGTTCAAGCGCGCGAATTAACTCAGTTACAAACAATCCTTCAAGAGCAAGTTCGTCGTCATGGCGATCATATGTTTAAAGAAGGATCGATGATCATACCTGGTCAGATTTCTTATGATACGTCTATTGCATACATTAAATTAGTAACTGATATTTCCATTGATATTTCAGCAATTCTTAATGGCTTACTCGGTAAAGAAATAAAGAACTCTGCTGGTCTAATAGCAAAAGTCGTTACATTCACGAGCGCGGAAACAGTTAATGGTATTCTCGAACCCAATACTATTTTCGTAAAGTATATAAATTCGGTGCAAGATTTAGCCGGCAATAACATAAAATCATTCACTGTAAACGAATTATTGACGCCAGTCGACGAAACACCTGGACTGAGCGTTACAGTCGGTGAAGTCGATGAGACTCCATATCCTCCAATTGGTCTTGCATCCACTGCGACTATTCAACGTGGTATCTATTACATTAAAAAGAATTTCGTCTTAGCACAAGATCAAACAATTGTTCTTGACAAGTATAGTAATACGCCGAGCTACCGTGTTGGTCTTAAATTAACTGAGTCTATTGTTTATTCTGATGATGATGAATCATTGCTAGACAATGCGTTGGGTTCGCCGAATTACGCCGCGCCGGGTGCTGCTCGATATAAGATGGATTTGGCGTTAACTAAAATTACGCTTGATCCAGACTCTGTGACTATCACAGAAGAAACAGACTTCATTGATTTATTGCGTTTGAAGCTCGGTCAAGTATTATTTAGAGTAGATCGTACTACATACGCAGAAATTGAGAAGACTCTTGCTCGTCGAACATATGATGAATCGGGTGATTACGCGCTTTCTCAGTTTGCAATTAGCGTTAGAGACTATCGCAATAACCTTCGTGGCGATTGGGCGTCTGGCGAAAAATTCATTCAGGGCGACTTAATTAAAGTTCCGTATGGCATCAGTTTTCTATATTATGTAGCGACTACAAGTGGACTATCTGGAAACATTAGACCAGATTTTAGTGTGTTCGCTTCTGTTGATAGCATCACAGATAATAACATTGTGTGGGAATACATTCTATATCCAAATTTCAATAATGGTGTATACACATTTGCATCTGGCAATAGTAGTTTCGCAGATTTCACATTAGATGACCATATTCGCCTTGATGGAATGTTAGCGTATGGCGTAGAAGCAGGTAAAGCATATGTTCGTGGTTATGAAATTGAAAAGATTTCAACTGAATTCTTGCCCGCAGAAAAGAGTCGAGCACTTCCAACTGGATCAACTGCTCTATGTGAATATTTTGGTGTAAATTCTTTACCTGCAGTCGTAGATTCTGTTTCAGTGAGTAAGACTACATCGATCGATTTATCGATGGGTTCTTATATCATCGTCGATTCAGTGACGTATACTCCAGACTTAGTAACTTTGCCGGAAGTTAAACTGCATTCTGTTGTATTAGGAACAGAAGCTGTAATTGGATACGCCCGAATTCGAGCATTAGAAAGACATACTGCTGGTTCATATAAATTGTTCTTGTTTGATATTCGTATGAATCAAGGCAAAGATTTTGCAAACGTAAAATCGATATACGATAATGCATCTAAATTCAATTGCAATGTAGTGCAAGACGTTACGACTAATCAGACTATCATTCAAAATCCAGATGATGGATATCTAATTTGGCCGATGCCAGATTATGCGATTGCTGACATCGAAGAATGTACATATTCTGTTGTTGCACCATTGACCGCTACTGCTGCTGGTGGTAGTCTTACTATTGCACCTCCAGTTGGATATAGTTTTGAATCAGTGAATGACGATGATAACTATATCATCTCATATAATGCGACTGGAGCGCTTATCGCTGGCGCAACTCTTGCTATAACGAGCGGTAACTTAGTCGTCACTGGTTTGGCAAACGCTGGCACGCACACGATACTAGCAACATTAAAGAGATCCGATGCAGTAAATGCACAAGCTCGTCGCACTCTAACCGATGCTCCGCCTCCAGGTATGCAACTTATAACGCAAGTTGCAGCGCAAGCAAAGACTATTAAGTTGAATCATTCGTATGTAACTCGCATCGTGTCGGTTATGATGTCGACTAATGCATGGGGAACTGCATCTCCAGTTTATACTGTAAATATTACGAATAGATATCAATTTGACGCCGGTCAAGATGCATCAATGATTGCACTTTCTTCATTAACTTTGGCGCCAGGTGCAGCACTGCCAACTGGACCGATTTTAATTAAGTATGAGTATTTGTCATCGATCGAGAATAGTCCCGGTGATTTTATCGCAGTGAATTCGTATACTCACGCAAATTCTCGTTTGCGCTATGACCAGATTCCAACTGTTGCGTCATATCCATTGCGCGACTCTATCGACTTCCGTCCTTACGCAGTTGGTGCAAGTTTTCAACCTCGATACTTTCCAAAATTTGGTACAACTGGTTCATTTAAATATAAAAACAATCTAGCTCGTGTCGACAATGTCTCTTTGAGTAGCACCGGCGCGTTCATCGTGAATCGTGGAATTCCATCTGCGAATCCATCTGAACCTAGTACGCCAAATATGTCGATGAAGTTGGCGCAAATTTCAGTTGAACCATATACGTTTAAACGCGGTGACCAACTTGGAACAGTTGTTAATCGCCAAGAAAATAAGCGCTATACAATGCGCGATATTGGTAAACTTGAGCGCCGAGTTCAAGATTTGGAGTATTACACTTCATTGACATTGTCTGAACTTGATACAAAGAACATGCGTATCATTGACTCTTCTGGATTTGATAGATTCCAAAATGGATTTATTGTAGATTCATTTGATGGTCAGGGAATTGGTAATGCAGCATCTGACGATTGGAATGCATCGATCGATTCCACTAACAAAGAGTTGCGCCCATTTTTTGCACAAAAACAAGTTTCATTGCTCGAAAATGTCGGCGCAACTACTAAAAATTACAAGGTGTCGGGCGACATCGTAACACTGCCATTCACTGAAACTGAGTTGATTACTCAGACTAAAGCGTCAATGACTGAGAACGTTAATCCATTTGCGCTATACACATGGAAAGGTGTCGTTGACATCAATCCATGGAGTGACACGTGGTTCTCGACTCATCACCGTCCTGATATTATCTTGAACGACGAATCTCAATATAATGCTATTGTTGCAAAAGCGAACGCTGATGGAGTGCTTGGAACAGTGTGGAATTCTTGGCAGACGATATTCTCTAGTGCAAGCTCACTTGGATCTCGTCTAGAAAATCTTGGCGCATGGTCTACTGCAAACAATGAAATTCTAAACGCAACAAATAATGGTGGCTCTTTCTGGAGAAATCGTGCAACGTTTACGACAGAAGAACTAGATTTTATTGGTAATACTAATCATAATGTTGGTAGTGCCCAAGCAAACTCTGTCGCCGGATCTCGTGTTCTTACAATCGAAACTCAGGCGATTGAAACTACATCATCACGAGCAGGTACTCGATCATTCGTCGTAGATAAAGTTGATAGTCGAGTTCTCGAAGATCGCGTTGTTGATACACAACTAGTTCCTTACATTCGCCCACGAGCTGTGCTATTTACAGGATATGGCTTTAAACCATCAACTATAATGTATGGATATTTTGATAATACATTAGTTGATAGTTATATGACAGCTGCAACAAGATTTGAAGTTGTGCCATTAGCTAAAACGGATGGAAGTTTGTATCCATGGTCATTCGATGTAACTCGTAATGCCGGCAGCGCCGTATCATCGGATGCAGCACGTTCTGTGCAATACAATGATGGTGCAACACTGTCTGGTACAGTGGCGCTCAATGATGGCAGTACAACTATCGTTGGCACTGCTACGGCGTTCTTACAGCAAGTACAAGTTGGAGATTTTATTAATATTGGATTGCCAACTAAGTATAAAGTAACAGCTATTACAGATAATTACGCAGTGACAGTAACTCCAGCTTATTCTGGGACTAGCGCAACAGGCATTTCTGCTAAAGTAATTGGTCCAAAACACACAACCGAAGAAGTTGAAATCGCATTCAATCACGGCGAAGTCATTAAAGAAGTTAGCGGCAATAATAACACAGCGATTGTCGTTGGACAAGAAGTATATCTTGGAAAATACTACATCTATGTAATGAACATTAAAGGCACCGGCGCATTTTCAACTGACGCAAATTCATACTTAGAAGGTGAATATTTGTCGGGTGGCGTTAAGCCAAGAGTTAAGTTTGTTAATAGAACTGATTTCGCCGCGCCAACAACGTCATTCACGGGTATGCTATGCGGAATTTTTAGAATTCCAAGTAGCCCACTGATGAAGTTTAGAACTGGTACTCGCGAATTACGTTTCTCAGATAGCCCTTCAAATAATCCAGCTTTTAGAGCAGCTCAAGAATCTACATCGGGTGGAGCATTCTACGAAGCAAAGGGTATGATCGAAGTCATGCAACGCACGATCGTATCTACTCGTACTGCGAATATCGTATCCGAACAAATTTCTGCGACTAACACGGTTGTAACTACAAGTGATCGTTTAACGCGTGACACTGGTTGGTTCGATCCACTAGCTCAGACATTCATGGTTCAACAAGAAGGTGGATGTTTTATTACATCGGTCGACTTATTCTTTGCAACATCTGATGCAAAAGTGCCAGTGCGAGTTGAAATTCGCGAAGTCGTGAATGGATATCCTGGTTCTGTTGTTCTACCATTCTCACGAGTTGAGAAAAAAGGTGGACAAGTTAACATCGATTCTGCTAGAGGATCTTTAGCAACAACGTTCAGTTTTGTTTCTCCTGTATTTTTACAAAATGGTGTCGAATATGCTTTAGTCGTATTGTCTGATTCTAATTTGTGGAGATTGTGGATTTCTCAGACTGACACAATCGACGTAATGACTAATACTAGAATTAGCAGTCAGCCATACGCCGGTGTACTATTTAAGTCTCAGAATGCATCGACATGGACTGCTGACCAAACACAAGATATGAAGTTCGTTATTCGGCGCGCAGAATTTGCATCGACACCTGTTAATATAGAATTCATTCCAAATAAATTGGGATATAAAGATCTTGGGTTTAATCCATTGAACTTTATAACAGGTAGTCGTAAATGCCGAGTTGAGCACAGAGACCATGGCATGATTCCAGGTGAATTTGTCGTACTCAAGACAAGACAAGTCATCGAATCGATCAATGGTATCTCGAGCGCTCATATATTCGATACACCATTACAATTAATCTCGGCCGAAGTCAATTCATATGTCGTTGAATTTGGAGGCGTTGTAAATTCTAATGCGACTGGTCAAGTTGGGGGCGGTTACATTTGCGCATCGGAGAACTTCGAATTCCAGACTGCAATGATTGAAATTGCCGAGATAGTCCCTGAAGGTACGTCTATTTCGTATAACGCAAAAGTGATTGATCACGCTGATCAGCCAGCATTATATAAGATGATTCCTAAAGAAAACACTGTGTTCGACGATGTGAAAGTCTATCCGTCTGAAGCGAATTATACAAGTCCAACATTCCCAAGTGGATTGAGTGTGATTGCAACGTTGACTCCATCGAGCACTCGTAATTCTGTTTCGCCAGTTATCGACTTGAGCAGAGTTGCTATGACTATGGTTAGTAATAAAGTCGACTGGCCAACTCTTGACATTAACGATGCCGATTTAGATTATTTTACTATTGGCACAGGAGTTGAACTTGGAACGGGTAAACCAATCGATCTTATTGACGCAAATGGAGATGGATCAGAAGACACATTAGTTATAAACTCATTGACGCAGCCAACTCTATATGAGAATATGAACAATCAGTTGAATTCAGGCGATGTTCTAAAAATTACGTATAGTGGTATAACTGATGCCGATCGTTTCATGACTATTGTTGAAAAAAGCTATGACGCAGATGGCAATATGTATTTCTTACTTGAAGGTGTGTATGGTGAGATTATAATGGATACGACAACCGGCCAGACAATTGATATCACTTGGTTGTCTCACTTCAAGTCTGAGTACGCACCAGTCGGTGGATCTACTCATTCTAAGTACGTAACTAAGAAAATCAACTTTAGTCGTCCATCAGAAATGTTGAAGATTATGTTTGATGCGATCATTCCCGATGCGGCTGAAGTTGAAATTTACTATAAGACTGGTTTGACAGTATCTGGTGATTTTATCGCATCGCGTTACTACAAAGCAGTTCCAAATTCTTATTCCAAATCAAACGATACATTCGGCGCAGTCGTTGCAGATATAGAAAACTTAGCACCATTTGACAGTGTGATGATTAAGCTTGTTATGAAATCGATAAATAAGTCTAAGGTACCACGTATTAAGAACTTCAGAGCGATTGCATGCGCAGCATAAATTCATTTGTTAAAGTCGAAGGACATACCTCTTTAGTTAGAGATATGTCTTCGAACGCAATCATTGCAACTGATGATAATGAATTTAATGCGTATAAGAAGAGAAGAGAAGTCGAGAAAAGACGAGTTCAACTTCAAGATCAACAAGTAAGTGATATCGAACGTCTCAAAAATGATATGGACCAAATAAAGCACATGTTAAGCCAATTGCTTAACGCCAAAGGAATCGATAAATGATTACAAGCATTCTAACTGTAAAAGTTGCTACAACAGACTATGTCAATTTGGCATTGCCAATTCAACTTGGTACTACGCAAATTGACGGAGTGTCAATACTCGCCGGCGACAGGATTTTAGTTAAAGCTCAAGGATCGGGTGGCAGCGCTATTCAAAACGGCATATATGCACCTGATGGAAATGGTTATTTAGTAAGAACAACCGATTTTGATAGTTCGACATCACCGCAATTGCAAAGCGGTCAACTAGTTATCGTAACTAGTGGCACTGTATTTGCCGACACAGGTTGGTCATTAGCGACTGACACTAGTGACGGCTTAATTACAGTCGGAACAGATCTTATCATCTTTACTAGATTCTCCGGTAATAGTAATCTAATTACGGCAAACATTCCAAGTTCGATCATATTGCGTTCAGAAAAAGGGTATCCTCTAACTAACAATGAGTTAGACAATAACTTTAAGTATTTGGCGATTGCGTCGACTGAAAAACTTAACATTGCAGATTACACTTGGAATTCGATAAGCGATAGACTGAATGCAGTCGACGCATCATTAACTAATCTGGATGCATGGCAAGTCAGAGGATACAATCCATCAATCGAATCGCCTCTCGGTGTAGAAACCTTAGTTGTAAGAAGTAACGCTGGCGATATTCTAGCCGATTCGTTCACCGGCGCGCTGATTGGAAATGCAGATACGTCGACACTCGCTGATTACGCGACACTCGCGAATAATGTAAATGGTGTCGTCGCGATCGAACACGGCGGCACAGGTGCCAGCACAGCCAGTTCCGCAAGATCTAGTTTACAAGTCATCGGTAGTGCTGGCGAGGAAATGATGCTAGGCCGATTACGATTGACAGGCGCTACAGCATCAAATGCATCGATTAACATTCTGCCAGGTATTACACCACTTACTCAGAATATGAATGAAGGTGATGTCTGGGCGACAGCGTCGAGTTTGATGTATCGTCTTAATGGTTTCACAGAGACTATTGCTCAACTTCGTTCACCTGCATTTGAAGGCGCACCAACAGCACCAAATCCTGATAAAATTAGCAATAGTACAGTTCTCGCCACCACTAAGTTTGTTCAGGAACATGTATTAGATCTTACGACTGCAGTCAATCTAAGATCTACTATCGCATCTCCATCTTTTACCGGAATTCCAACGGCACCAACTGCTCCTATTGCGACAAATGATACTCAGATTGCGACCACTAAATTTGCGCATGATCTGATTAATGCGAATATCGATAACTATTATAGTAAAACGTATATCGATAATAACTTCTTGTTATCAACTGGTGATAACATGACAGGATTCTTGACATTACATGCTAAACCGACAAGCGCTATGCATGCAGCAACTAAAAACTATGTCGATGATGAGCTAAATAATGCAGTAATGAACAGTGGCATGCCCGTTGGTTCTGTTGCATACTTTGCTAAGCAAGTGCCATATGGTTGGCTTGAGTGCAATGGCACACTAGTGTCGACTGCGTTATATCCACTTCTTTTTAATATGATTGGATACACGTACGGCGGGTCTGGCACAACATTTAGATTACCTGATTTGCGTGGTGAATTTATTCGTGGATGGGATAACGGTCGAGGAGTAGATCCAGGTCGAGCGTTGGGCAGTGGCCAATCAGATTTATTTAAATCTCACGCGCACAAACAAGTGGCGGGCCCGCATCAGCAATGGCTTCCAAATTCTAACGTCGAACGATTTGGATATTTTGGTGGCGGCACGCCCGATGATCCAGGATTTACAGCTAATACTGAATCGACAGGTGGTACTGAAACTCGTCCTCGCAATGTGGCAATGATAGCATGCATTAAAGCATATGGGGCGATCGATAATCCTGATCTAATTGCGGCAACCGACGTTATCAATAACATTGCTAATAAGGTGTCAAAAACTGGCGATGTAATGTCTGGTTTCTTGACTTTACACACAAATCCAACTTCAAATCTGCATGCAGCAACTAAGCAATATGTAGATTCTAAATCTGTTCAGACAATTTACGCGCAATCGGGGATGCTAATGGCGACTGAAGCATTTGTTCAAGGGCGTGTGTTTACAAATTTGAGAGGTAGTATCAAATCTGGTAAAGTATATCCGCCATCTGGCTATACGATTTATAATTTATTAGCAGGTCATGTCGGGCCCGCAATTATAGATTATTCAGGTAGTTGTCGATGCAAACGATTCCACTGTTTATGGATATCAAGCGATGTACGCCGAAGGATATATCTATGTCGTAGGCGGTAATAGTGAAATGCGGAATAATCCATACATCAATTACATGTTTATCTGGAGAAAATAATGACTTGGTTAATTTTTGATACGACGACAAGTTCGTTAAGTTTCTCTAGCGCTAAAACTACTGCTCCCGATTACGTTATTCAATTGGAATGTTCTGATGATGATCAGCAGAAAATTTTGTCGGGTATGTATGAATTCAATGCCGTAGAACGAAGAGTTGTCCAAAAATCATCAGTTGCTCTCGCCGAGATTGCAACGCAAAAAAGTAATGCAGAAAAATCGCATTATCTTTCATCGACCGATTGGAAGATTTTACGTCACTTGCGCGAAAAGATGCTACAAGTTCAGACTAGCATGACAGAACAAGAATTCATTGCTCTAGAGCAAGAACGCCAAGCGATCGCCAAAAGCATCGTATAAATATTAAGTCAAACAAATAATAGGTAACGTCGAATGGCATTCTTAAAATATCGCGGTGGTGTAATACCAACAGTCGCATGGACTAGTCAACCAACGAATGGGCAGACTCTGGGCAATGATGACATTGACAAAAATTTTTATACACTAAATGCTCAGAAATTAGAGACTAGTGGCGGCACTATCTCAAATGATCTTATCATCAATGGCAATCTCACGGTTAATGGCACATCAACGACAATAAATTCAACTGTCATATCTGTCGATGATAAGAATATTGAACTTGGATCTGTTGCAGCACCGACTAATGTCACAGCTGATGGCGGCGGTATTACTCTTAAAGGCGCGACGGATAAGACATTTAATTGGATTGATGCAACTGATTCGTGGACATCGTCTGAACATATTGCAGTTGCAGCGGGCAAAACATTAAGAGTAAGTGGATCTACATCGGGTGTTGCGATCATAACGACTGCAGCAGTTGCTGGCACTCCGACAATTACTCTACCAGCAACAACTGGCACATTGGCTCTAACTTCGCAATTGCCGACTGTCAATGATGCATCGCTTACGCTGACGATAGGTCCTGCCGGTGCAACTAATACTACTGTGACCATTGGTACTGGCACAGGATTTACGGCAAATGATGTAACTAACACCACTTACGATATTAAAGTCGGACCAGCTCTCACGAATCTTGCCACGACAATGGCGACTGCCGGCGCTGGGTTTATTAAGCGTGGCGCAACAGCCGATACGTATACGATCGATACGAGTACATATTCTCTATCGAATCACGGTCACTTTATCGGTACGACAGCAGTTCAGAGCACGTCTATTGCTCAAACAATGACAGGCATTTTGAGCACGACTTACGCTGGATCGACGTCGGGCACAACATTGCTTATTCCTGCTGCAGCAGCAGGAACTACGACTATCACAATGCCAGCCGCAACAGGCACAATGGCATTGACGTCAAATATCGGCGACGGCGCAATTTCTGTGCTAGCAGGAGGAGGATTGTCCGGCGGTGGTCAGGCTGGTACTGCAAATCAATCAGGCGCATCAAGTGTCACGCTAAGTCACGCAGATACATCGACTGCGACAAATCTTGCTGCGTCTGCACGTACATATGTCACAGCGTTGACATTCGACACATATGGCCACGTTACGGCGTATTCGACAGGGACTGAAACCGTCGTCGATACAAATACTTGGAACGCAAATGCATTAAACGTGGCGGGTTATGTTGCAGCTCCATCGGGCGCGACAGCTAACTTAGTTTGGAAAACAGACGCATCCGGTAATCCGGGCTGGCGAGCAGATGCTGATACGAACACGACATACACAGCTAGCACTGGTCTGACACTGACTGGTACTGCATTCAGTGTTAATTACGGTGCAACAGCGACAACCGCTTGCGTCGGAAATGATGCTAGATTAAGTGATGCTCGAGTTGCATCGGATGTGTACGCTTGGGCGAAAGCAGCAAGTAAGCCTGCCTATACCGCTGCTGAAGTTGGTTTGGGAAACGTTAACAATACTGCTGACTCCGCTAAGTCTGTTAATTACGCTACTACCGCCGGATCCGCCCCAGCTAATGGTGGCACTTCTGCTGCATGTTCTGGAAACGCTGCAACCGTGACCAACGGGGTGTACACCGTGGGTAACCAGACCATCGCCGGTAACAAGACATTTACGGACATGCTAGTACGCACGATGGCCGGGGCAGACGGGACTCAGAGGGTAGGAGCCCTCATAGTCAACAAAGCCAACGGAACTATCAGGTATCAGTTCGGCATCGATTCTAATGACTCCCCGGTTTTGTGGACCTATGACACAGCAGGCGGGTACACTGGGGTCATCTATTTTGCGGGTGGAAGTGTCACAGCGTCTGGCAACGTCACAGCATATTCTGATGCTCGACTTAAGACTGATCTCGAAGTAATTCCTAATGCAGTCTCGAAAGTTCAGCAATTGACGGGATATACATATACAAGAACAGATTCTGGTGCAAAACAGACGGGTATTATTGCTCAGGATCTAATTAAAGTATTGCCTGAAGCGGTCAATGATTCGGGTGAATATATGTCTGTTGCTTATGGCAATATTGTAGGTTTGTTAGTCGAAGCGATCAAAGAATTGAAAGCCGAGATTGAAGTTTTGAAAAACAAATAAGAGGAATTAATAATGTACGCAAAAATTGAAAATGGTGCCGCAGTAGAATACCCTTTGTATGAAGGTGATTTGGAACGTAGATTTCCAGAGTTGAAATTTCCTTTAGATGATTCGAAGAATATTGAGGCGAACGGCGGATATGTGATTCCGGAAGGATACGCGGTTGTTTATCAAAATCCTGTTGTCGATTACGACTATACTAAAAAGTATGAAATGGGAATGCCAACTCTGGATGCCGCGGATAATAAGTGGAAAGAAACTTGGGTTGCTATCCCTTTGACAGTCGAGGAACTAGAAGTTTCAAAAAATACTGTTGGAAACAACGTCCGTAAAAAACGAAATGAACTACTCCAAAAATCAGACGTATTTGTCGTTTTCGAGCCGAAGTTGCTGAACTTAAGGGAATGAAATAGAATGACATTGCAGACAACCGGCCCCATTACTCTTGCTGAAGTTCAGA